GTTGCTTTAAATTACAATCTGATAAACAAGCATATCAAAAGGCTAGTTTAGAAATTAATGTGTCAAAATATAAATATGATAATTTCAAATTTGATAAAGATACAGCAATAGGTAAGAAAATTAATATTAAATTGCAAAAAGAAGGTTAAATGACTAAACCACAATACCGTATCAAACTGGTATCCTGGGAAGAAGTATCAGCTTACTTCGATCCAAACCTAGATCCACACTCTAAATTTGGCTTTATGGTCTACAAACCAGGCTCAAAAGACTATGATCAAGCCTTTTGGTATAATACTACTAAACTAAGGTGGAAAGGATTATCTAAATATGTTGCACAATTACCGTAAAGCACATACTATGTTGATTAGGCACTTCTTTCTGTATTTTTTCATAATTCTCTCCCCTTACGATATATCTGATTGGAGTGCCTTATGAGTTGGACTATCTTAAACTGGATTGGTTTCTTTGCTCTCATCTGGGCTATCGTCTATCCCAACTTCATCAATAAGCCTAGAAGATGAATGATCGTCATACACTTTACCGTCTGATTTTTCTTTTTGTTCTAATTCTTTTTGTTTTACTAACTGTTTGGCCATAGCACCACCTAATAACTGCTCTAGCCTACCTTCTACCTCTTCTCTACTCATTTGATCTATTTTGCCGAACAAAACTTCTTTTCTATCAACTATAAGGCCACCAACCCTTAACAAAGAGTTCTGGGCAGATATTGCCGCATTAAACGAACCTGCCGCTAGAGCCTTATCTCTTATGTCGTACAAGTCCTGGACTGCCCTATCGTAGTTAAGTTCATACTTTTTCTTAACTTCATTAGTCAAAAAGTTATATTCTTTTCTTACTATCTCGTTCTTAAATACATTTACTGCAGCCTGTCTTGGATCTTTATAACCAGCTTTACTTGCACACTCTACCAAAGATAGCCTTGGATTGTTTACAGCTATCCATACAAAGTTTCTTTGTCTCCTGGTAAGTTTATTATCTAAGTTGGCAAATTCGACAGGAACGTCTTTTTCATCAGATATGATTGGTTCGTATTCTAGTTTATGTTTCTTGAATCCCATATTTAGCAAATTAGGGTGTTATGCTTATTTTAATACTACACTACCCCACATTACCCTAATATGTATTGAGAGGATAGATGATAGAGATAGAGATTGTCAAGAATTATTTTAAAAATATAGATAGTTTTCTTTATTGCCTATGACAAAAATGCCAAAAATAAAATATTCGTCAAAAGCCCATTCTTATCATGTTTTTTAGCGTCATTATAGTCTTGACATTAATTGACAATAATAGATGGGCGATAAAAATGAATAATTAGAGGTTTTTTACCGCCCTTACAGTAAGCTATGTTTGGCCGAATCTTACTGTAAAACTAATCCCTATCAAATAATACTATAAACAAAGCTGGTAATACCATTACTGCCACAAAGAACCAAAAGAAGAATTGTAGGCCTTCAATCATATTGGACTATCCTGGCTATGATCTTCGTCATAAAAGTTTATCAAATCGCCGTGTGGATCATAACACTCCATACCGACATTAATTTTGTAACGTTTACTGTATGCATCTACTAAAGATGTATTTTTTTTCTTTTCATAATCGTCAAGTGCTTGATCAAATGATAATCTCATCATGCTATATAAATTGTTTGTTTTACTCATATTATCTCCATATTGTTATGTAATTAATTAATTTTACAGAATGTATTGTAATATGTCTATACTTTGTTTATACTTATACAATATTTTGACGGAGGTAATATGTCAATAGATACAAACAGTATGGTTAGTGTACTAAAAAACATAGTTTTAGACACTAAAAAAATAAACCACGAACAGATACAGCAACAAGACGCTATTAATTACATCATTCAAGATGTAAAGGTGGCTATAAAAGACTTGTTGACTGAGGTTGATAAGATCCAAGCTAAAATGGATAAGATTTCTAATAGGAGTTAATAATGATAGATAACCCACCACTACCAGATTCACTAAAAAGTCATCAGCATGTAGCTATTGGCGATACTATATATTTTCCAGGTATGGATAATGCATATTATCATCAATCACCAGGCGTGTCTTCATCTGTCTTAAGGAGATTTAGACAATCGCAGTTACATGCTATGCAAGAGGTGGTAGAGCCTACACCTGCTATGCAGTTTGGTTCTGCCGCCCACTCTCTTATTGTAGAGGGCGAGAACGCATTTAATAACGAAGTTGCAGTTATATCTGGATCTCCGTACACAAATGCAAACAAACAACTAAAACGTGATTACGAAGATAGAGGTATGTTAGTAATCACACAAGACAAAAGGGACACCTTGTTTCAGATGAAGGACAACCTTATTGAAGAAGCAAGAAAGTTCCTTGACGTTGATCAGGGCGAGTATCCTGGAGTCTTTACTAAGCCATACGAAAACTCCTTGTACTGGTGGGAGCAAGATGTACTCCTCAAGCTAAGGTCTGATGTTATCAGACACCCAGTAGTGCAACCCTATTCAGATGAATCTATTGTAGTTATTGATTATAAAACTACAAGTGATTGCTCCGTATCTGGATTTACTCGCTCTATCAGACGTTATCAGTATGACTTACAGGCCGCTTTTTATAGAAGAGGTTATCAAAAAGCTGGTTTTAAAGTAGAAGACTTCTTGTTTGTTGCACAAGAAACAAAGCATCCCTTTGCAACAAAAATATTCAAAATGAATGATGAGGATATGGATAGGGGATGGGAACAACTAGAAAAAACGCTTGGAGATTATAAGGCCGTTAGGGACGGGGAAAGACCTACGATCTATAACACTCCAAGCATAGTTGAGGTTATGTTGGGATATGAGTTTGAGTAAGGAGAAACAAAATGACACCTGAAGAAATAACTATTCAAGAAATGGAAAAAGCTATAGATATTTTCAAAAAAGAATATAGAGACTATAGAAACTCACTTAGTTCTATATTTGCTGAAGAGTGTGAAAGAGTGACTTTACAAGAAATTGCAAAAAAATATGATTGTTGGTGGAAAACTTTACATAAGATTGCAAATGAAGAACAAGTAAGTATGAAAACACTTAAAAAAATTTGCGTAAAAATATTAGAGAAACAAAATGAAGCCTAAAAAACAATTAAGTCTTTTTGCTCAAGGTATAGAAGACTTTGTTTTTAGTAAAAAAAATTATTATAAATATAATAAATATTATGACTACAAATGGGGTTATGAGCACGCAGCTCAGGTGCTTGATGGCCATAGATGGTATTTTAAAAAAATGGAGAAACAAAATGACTAAAGACACATTTACAGTAGTTATTGAACTTGAAGTACCAAAAGAACTTGACAGATTTGGTATGTCAAGTATTGGGGCTCCGATAGAAGTACATGAATATGTTAAGAAAAAAATAAATGAAAGATTACAAAATAATAATTTAAACTGGCGATATGCTATGGAGAAAAGATGACAGATAACGTAAACCACCCCCCACACTATAAGAAAGGCTCTATTGAGTGTATAGACGCAATAGAATCAGCTTTAACCTTTGAACAGTTTATTGGCTACTGTAAGGCAGCAGCTATTAAGTATATCTGGAGAGCAGATTACAAAGATGCAAATATCCAGGATCTTGATAAGGCTATCTGGTATCTTACAAGAGCTCGTAACAAATTAGAGGATAGATAATGGACATGAGTTTTTATGCTGTAGTCGGTATATTATTGCTTATGCTTTACGCTTTTATTGAAAACAGATGACAGACTTTGACATGATAAAATATTTATATGCTTGTTTAGAGAATGAAAAATCTAAACTTGATCATTTATTAAATGCCGCAGATAGTGTTAATTATGATAGAAACAACCCAATAATAAAACGACAAAAAAAAGTTGTGTTGGATTTAGTTACAAAAATTAGAGAGACAAAGGAAAAGAATGGGGACGTTTGAAGACGTGCATAAATGCGTTATCTGTAAAGGCGATATTGAAGTTAGAAGAAATGTAAACGGTATAGCCTATTGGAATCGTGGTCATAATGCCTGGCCAGTCGCTAAAGGTTATTGTTGTCAAAAATGTGAAGATAAAAAGGTTATACCTAGACGTAAATTAGAACTTTTACTAAACCAAAAAAAAGGGGCTTAACGCCCCTTAGTTTTATCCCAGATCAGGAGGTACTGCCGCAGGGGGTGGCGACATACCGCCAGTATCAGCAGGTAAATAGCGTAACACCTTATTCTTACTACCAGTCCTTTCATTCCCCTCGTTATCAGTCCAGTTGTTTTCTACTTCTTTCAAAGTAAGTGTTAAATCTTTTCCAACATAATCCTGTGCAGAACTTGGTGGTTGTTTTACAAAACCTACAGCTTTACTAAGTCTAGTAAATATATCTGTAGATATTTGTTTTATATCCTCTCTAGGATCCCACAAGTTATACCACTCGTTATGATCTCTATAATTACCACCTGCTATTTGAAAAGTCATTTTCAAAGTCCAATTACCTTGTTGTGATTTATACTTTTCAGCAGAAATAATTTTCGCTGGATGATCGCCTGAAGGAGCCACACCTGGTCCCATAGGCTTATCATCTGTTTCTACGTATACTACGTCATCAAAATCAGACATTACCGATCTCCTTTACATTATCTGTATTTTTAGCTACGGCTGTAAACCCTAGCTTTTCTATTAATGCAGTAAGATCAGGAACTTCAAAAGCTTCTAACTTACCACTCCTATCCTTTGCAACGTAGCCTTGGCCAACTCTGGTTTGTAACCACCTGGCTTGAACTGCGTTACCCTCTGCGTCTGTATCATCTATAACTCTAAGAGCTAAGACTTCATCAAAAAAGTAAGTTATAGATTGACCTAATTTAGTACCAACCATTTTTGGTTCGTGCATAAATATACCGTCACTATTTACTTTTTCTTCTTTGCAAATAAACATGACATGCATTTGTAAATCTCTAAATGCTCGCATGACATTTGTTACAGACTCTTGTACTTCTCCGTAAGCTTTACGTGGATCTTTGTGTCTAGCTTTTTCTTGTTGAAGTAATAATTCACTTATCTCTGAAATAGAATCTAAGCAAACTGTATCGTATTGCAACTGACCTGTGTTTAATAGATCATATAGTTGCATAAGTTCTGATGCTTCTTTTACTTCTATAGCATCTACATTTGTAGCATCTTTAATAGAAAGTAAGCCAGCTTCAGCACTTATTACAAGCACCTTTCCTGGTGCTGTTTTTGCAAGACTAGTTTTACCTGCACCAGCCATACCGTATACTAAAACTTTAGCACCTTGGTTTTGCACTAGCTTTTCAGGTGTGACAATCCTGCTTGTTAAATCGTTACTCATATATACCTC